GATACTAAGGTATGGATCTCAGCAACGTCATCAACGATCATATTTACGCCGCGATTAACTATCTCTAAGTCCTCATAAGCTCTTTCATAGCTAAATGTGGGCTCTCTCGAGGACTCAACACTATAAGCACCAATATTAAACTGTGCAGGATTCAGCTTTTCTTCAGCGGTTATGGTGTTCTTTTTGAAAGGATTATACCAAGCCATGTTTTTGTCTCTGAATCTCGACCCAACGCATTTGCTTCTTCGCAGTTCCTAGCGCAGGATCTTTACCATAAATTGAGTGCAGCAATAAGTGATGGGTGTGACATAAAGTTACAGTGTCATCAAATAATTCGGCTGAATGTTCTTCTATAAAATCATCCCGAAGTGCCTGTATATACTCCGGATTATGTTTGTTTTTTGTAAGCCACTTGTTCAACAAAGGAGTTAAACTGTAATAGTGGTGAAAGTCAAGCTGCTCTGTCTCATCGCAAATCTTGCAGGCCGAACCTTTATTATACTTAGATTTTGCGGCATCTCTTACGTACTTTACTGGATCGCGCTTTAACTTGGGCATTTTGCTTTGGTTCCTGATTTTTTCATTAGAAGAATTATATCTACTTTAAGGTCTGTTGTCAATAACTATTTTTAACTAGGTATCGCTAAAACGTAGTGTTTGCAGTAATAAATGAATATAATCCATAACGGATTGCATCGGCCATGTGTGAGGCCATGTTGTGTCGAGGCTTCTCTTTCAGAAGGTTAGGGTTTGGGTCCCATTGATAAGAGTCTAAGGAAGCCTGTGCCTCTTTTGCCTTCTGATCTACAAATAACATATCATTATCTACTAGGCTAGCAACGTGGCCGATGCCATCAATAACAGACTTCTTGGCGTTAATAGTAGAAATACCATAATTCTGTGCAAAGTCAAACCGAGTCTGTGCAGCAGCAGCATCAATGTAGATATAATCTATATCGTACTTTTCAATAAGTTTTTGAATATGCTCTGCGTGCTGTTCCGTAGTTCTTTCATTATTAAAGTATTCATCGAGCAAGTAGAACTTATCATTATCCCAATCATAAGCAATTACACACATTGCAGTAGGGTCTCGGAAACCAACGTCCAACCCCGCAAAGACATCCATATTGCTAGTATCAAAGTTCTCTAAGTCCAGAACCTGAGTTTCAAAGTTAAAGTTCCAAATCTGGCCTTCATAAGTATTAAAGTCGGCTTCGTACTCTTGTTTAAATTCAGCGTCTGACATAGACTTACGTGCTTCTGCAATATCTGATTCAGACATACGAGGGTTATCGCGGTAAGTAGCTTTAATAGAAGCCCACTCTCCGAAAACATCTGAATAACCTCTCTGAAAGAACTCAGAGAACCAATTATTGCGACCCCGTGGCGTGGATATGAAAATTGCTTTTGAGTTCGGTTTATCGAGTGTAGGTCTTAGTGCTACGTTGAAAGCATCTCTGCCGTCTGCAAGTGCTGCTTCGTCAAAAATAATAAGGTCGTAACTTCTGCCTACGCAGGAATCGACCTGATTGATGGAGCCCATGCGTACAGTAGAACCATTGGAAAGTTCAATAACTTTATCTTTTGCGTTATCTTTTGTTACTTCGAGGTCAAAGTGTTTAATAAGATTTCTCTGCAAGTCGAAAGAAATCTGAGACAAGGAATAGTTGGGGGACATGATGAGGATATTGGAGCCAGGCACTAGAGACACTAGCTGTCCAATAATATTTGCTATGTACGTTTTTCCCTGTCGCCGAGAGACGGCAGCACAGATAAAACGATACTTTGGATTATTAATTGCATTAATAATTGCTACCTGGGATGGTAGAGGTACGATACCCAGCATATCCAAATATGGAGGTACTGGGAGTTTTAGAAACCTTGTCTCAGATGATAAATCGTAAATCTTGTCAGAGAGTATATCTCTGCGGCTTATTTCAACGGCCATTTAATTTTGCCTATAATATGTAGTTTTATGAAGACTTCGAAAGGGTTGTACGCGAATGTACGAAATACATAACCCTTTGCTTCCATCTCTTGTTTAGTACACCATTGTTTTTGAATATTATCAATATACATACCATAGTACTTCAAAACTGCATGGCCTTCACCACCGACCCTACAGAAGTGCATTTTTGCTTTAAACGTGAACAACTCTTTCCAAAACTTAGTCATAGACTTACCACTAAGATTATAAAGAAGAGTAAGTGAGTAATCCTCACAGTCTCCAATATAAGGAGACTCCTTTAAGATTGTCCAATACTCGGGAGTAGCAAACTGGTCTAAGTCATACTTGTAAGTCCAGTTGTCGTTTAAGTCTTTTAAAATAGCACTCATT